TAAGTCAAAATCTTCTATAATGATTTTATCGGACTCTACTAGTGTTTTTAAGTTTGAACAACCTAATTTTTTAATTGCTTTAGTTGTTCGCACTCCAAGTTGAGCACCTTTACCACTAAATCCTGAACCTGCGACTTGTCCTGCTCTACCTCTTTGTGATACCATGATCAAATTATCATACTCTAACTCATAATGTAAAGTGTCAGCAACCTGACCACCAATATCGTTTACCTCAACAAGTATTTCTGCTTGATTATAATTTCTTGCGACTTTTTCTACAATACCTGGAAACATCATAGGTTTAATATCATTGTTTTTATATTTACCTACAACCCTATAAGGTATTTGTGTAACATCAAAAATAACAAATGCTGAGTTATCGTTTAAGTCACCTCTAGCCACATCTACAGTTACACAATATCTATGGTCTTCTTTGACTGGCTCATATATATCTAAACCTGCATTAGAAACAGATGGCTGCCTATATCTCATCGTTCTTAATTTACTAGGGTTAATAAGTGTATTAACTGAACCTAAGAACTCACATTCGAACTCCGTTCTAAATTGTTGTTCACTTGTGTTTGCTATTGTTTCTTTTTTCCATTTTTCATCTCTACCAGGTACCTCAGTCCAATGAACCTCAATAGGAACATAACTATTTTTACCATCTTCAGCATCTCTCCATAATTTATAAAACATATTCATACCGTGAGGTGTAGATACTATAATTACTTTTGAAGTTTTACCAGAAGATATAGTAGGATAAACTGAACTAAAAAATTGTTCAGCAATATTACTTGGCACATAAGCAAACTCATCTAAAAATATAATGTTATATGAACCACCACGAACTGCACTTGAAGATGTTGCAGCTGCAAGTATTCTACTACCGTTCTCTAATTCTAAACTACCTTTGTTCCAAGATATGACACCTTGCTGTAACCACTTTGGTAAATTTTCATAAGCAAGTTGTAGTCTTCCTAATAGGTCACGAGCAACAGCTGCTTTGTTTGCAAGTATAGCAACATTAACATTTGCATTGAATATACAGTAATGTAAAAGAAATGCTATAATAGTTGTTGATTTGCCAGACTGTCTTGGTAATTTACAAATAGAATATCTATTGCTATGAAAAGTTCCAACCATATCTTTTTGAAAGTTATACATTTTGAATGGTTGTAAGCCATGGTCTAATGTAGTAATCTTAATATACTTTGTTATAAAATATACAGGATCATTTTCACACTTTTGAAACTCTTTTACATCTTCGGCTGTAAATTCAATAGGTGTGTTTGCTTTTTTTAAATTAGGATTACCTAAGTAATGTTCGTTCATTTTTTCTTTAACATTTTCTGTAGTTCAGCAGTCGATCCAACATACAATGCATTAGTAACATTTTT